TAATAAAATTACTACAAATAACATAATAAAATATGTAATTAAAGTAAATATCCGAGAAAGACATCCGTATTTTGTACAAATGTCATAAGAAGTTAACTTATCCATATACGGTATTTTACATAACAAGTAATATCCTCAGATTCTATATATCTTCCACAAATAAGATTTAATTTTTTAGATTCTTTAGAAGTAAAATTACATTTAACAAGATGAGATATTAGATCCTTAGAAATCTTCCAACTTAAACTAGAACTTCGAGCCAAAATAACAGTTCCCTCTTCATCTATACCTAATATCAAGCATATCTTGTTTTTTGCATACCGTAATCCACGGGCATATTTAATCTGTACTATTTTATCCATATACGATATTTTGTAATCTCATATTCATCCCCTACAACAAGTACTCTTCCATATCTTAATGATTTTTTCTCTAGGTTAACAAAATCCTTAACTTTTGGAAGCCACTCATCAAATTCCCAAGACAAAAATTTATTACTTCCAACTGTAAGTCTACTTGGAGGTGCAAAAGGATTATTGTAAGTTCCTACGACCTCACAAATTCTAAATGACAATCGTTCATCATAGAAAGAATCTATAATTTGAACTATCTTACCCATATTCTATAAACTATTTGTATACACATATCACTATATACTATTACATGCCCATATCGATAATTCATAGAATATGGAATAAAATCTTCTTTATGTATAGGTAACCATTTTTTAAATTCCCAAGCTAAACGTTGATTACTTCCTAATACACTTAGAAAACCTTCCATAGAATTATATACTCCAACTTCTAAAGCTATTCTATATTGTTTTAGATTGTATAGATGTACGTTATGATATTGAAATATCTTTAATTTACTACTCATAAATTTCAATTTTAAAAAATACTCAGCCACCTAAGTAGCTGAGTATTAAATAGTGGAGCTGACGCGAATCGAACGCGTGTCTCCTAATTCTCCTAATATCAACTTATTACGTGTGTTAGTTTTGTTTTAATTGGAACTACCCAATAGGGGTACCCGAAGGTGACCCATCCACCAGCTCATTTTTAAGGAACGAAGCCAAACCTTGAAAGGAAGTGTTGTTCTCGCCAGTTTAAGAGTGACGAACCTCCCATTGATTTACGCAGCTATTAAAGCTACTCCTTCAATGTCGCCAAACAGCGCCGTCTCAACCTTGTTGATAATGCGCGAAAAAATGTTATTTGCGTTTATTGTTTGAATCTGTTTTACGAGTATGAATCAAACTCGACACGATTGATATTACTTGACATTAGGATCAAATACCTAGCAGCCCCGAGTAGGGAGAAATTAACCATCACCTCCCTAGTAGGATTCTTTTTTAAACTTGTGGAACTCCAAGCTTGTAGTCTAGAGTATCCCTACTCTAATTATAACGGAGATTAGTGTGAAAACACTAACCGCGGCTATTATTTCACGATGGAAACTACATAGCATGTTCTTTATTTCTGCGGAACCTAACATGAAAAAACCGACCGAATTGCCCCGTATTCTCGATAGGCTCAAGATCCTTGTTTAATGTCCTAGGAAAGACGATAGGGATACTTCAGATACGCGTGAAGTTGCCTGAACATCGCGGAGGGCTATTTCTTGTGGGGATCTAATAGCCAATCTACCAAACTTTTAAGATTAGTTTTAACTCCCTCAGTCTTAAGTATCACTGAGTTACATACCCTTACATATAGTCGAAGGAAAACTACCCATTTTCTATACCGCAGGAGTCAGCAGGTATATAAAGAAATAGTCATAGGACTAAATCCTAACAGAGGCAAAAGTAAAAACAATGACCATGACGAAATACTTCTCAAAGCTAAAAACAAAGTCAATTATATTTATATTTGAAGTATTTCACAAGTTTGTACAATACTAATAATGCTTAGCATACATGTGCTTTACTAGAGCAAGTGTTTGTCTATATTTGTATTATCCGCAACACGCGTATAACACACAATATATCTTGTAGGATTTAGTCCTATGTAAAAGATAGAGTATACTGATGAAAATACAGTATAGCATCTATCTACCTATTAGAGAGAACTTAAGAAATCATAAGTATCTTTCAGTTCATTCGGAATTATAATCCGAAGTTTACCAATTTTACTTATTTCCTCATTTTTCCAGGTTGTAAACTGCTTATTCAAAAGCTCTATTTCATTTGAATATTGCTTGAATTTAACTGCAGTTTCTGTATCAAGTTTTGCAGTTTCTTCTGCAACACGTTGATCAATAGAACCTTTAATGGCATTGAGACTTGCTTCAACAGCACGATGTTGCTTTTGCAGCTCAAAGTAAAGTTCTTCAACTTCTTCCTGTTTTACTGATGCAACATGACGATAAACTTTATCATCTTCTACTAACGCAGGATTTGATATTGCATCAAACAGCTTTTCACGTGCTTCATGAATAGCACCACGAGGATGAATCTGCTTACCAATGATAGCAGCTTCTGCCCCAAGAGTGTAATAACGATTACGCTCCTTGATATCTAACTCTCCTAAGATATCTTCAAAAGAAGGATACTTAGGACTAGCGGGATATTCAGGAAGAGTAATACTTTCCTGCTCGCACCAATCCTTAAAAGAAAGCTCTTTTACAGCACGATGCTCAGCATCTTTTGCTTTAATTGCCTCTCGCATATATGCAATAAATGCATTGATTTCAGCAATTTTTCTGATCTCTTCTTTTAAAGAAAGTACTTCTGCAGAATTTAATCCTTGCGAGAGAGTAATGCGGTTGTCTGCACTTAATGTTTCTACAGTTGTAGTGATAAATCGAATGTTATCAAGACGACTGTGAGCAGATGCAACATATTCTTTACCTATGTTGCAGAGATGATTTGCAGAAGTAGCAGTAATACCATCTGCTGCAAAAAAGACTTTATTCTTTTCAGTCATATGTTTAGTATTTTTCTATTTGTTTGTATAAAAGATATATAATAATTGCAATAAGAATCATAATATATCCAACACCTAACCAAATAGACGCTTTAAACATTATATATCCTATTAAAACAATTATTAAAAGAAAGAGTAGCAATACAATTGCTAATAGTACTAAAATGTTGAGGGCTCTCATATTAAAGATCTTTATAATCGCAATACTTAATCTTTGTAATAATTCTCTTACCTCTGCGATTTAATAGACCACAAGGTGCTTTAAGTACAAGACCCTCAGCAATATAGTCTTTATTTTCTGCAATTAAAGACTTGAAACCTGCTTTTACAAAATCCTCAGCTTCTTTAATAGTCATATAACCTACTAAAGGAACAATTTTAAGATTAAGCTTTTTAGCAATATCTTCACATGCTTCTCGAGTTAACCAAAGAGATTCACCTGTAGATGTAAGAATTCTTATATCAAACAAAATGAAATCACAATGATCTTTAATATAGTTTCCACCTTTCTGAATCTTTAGGCCATACCCTTCTCCAAAGATTTCTACTTTTTCAGGATAAACAGTTTCTCCTATTTCTGTTTGTACTCCGAAAGCTTTATATAAGAGATCAAACTGAAACAATTCCTCCATTCGCTTATGTAAGTGAGTGGGAATGCTTGCATTTTCAGTTTTGCCTCGAATTTCAATCATTCTTAGACCTGGATGAAAACAACAAGACATATTAGTTCCATCAATCTTTTCAGTAGCTTCCCATTTAAGATCTTTAAGAACTTCAAACTCAGATTCCGAATATTCTCCAAGAATTATCGGTTTCTTAGGTTTTGTCATATCTCTTTTATAGAGAGTATTGATTTTTTGATAATAACTACTCATACTTAACTTATTTCTTCTATTCCATACTTTTCAATGAACTCTATATTTCGAGTACACATTCTTTTAATCGTTGCTATATGATGAGCAAGATTTCCAGAAGTTATCTTAACACAAACTTCAGATATACCAATGAAATTATGATAAAACATAGTTTCTCCTTGCTCTTTCTTCATTTTATCCGCCCAATTAGATGCTAAGAAACGAATCGAATTAACTTCATGAGAACAATTGCCTGTTGTTACTTTATCACATTTATTTTTGAGAGCTTCAAACCAGTGAATTATATCTTCTTTTGTTATCATTTTACTAAAAATTTTGTGTCCATCCTGAGTCTCGCTCTCAGTTCCCCTGTATTACCAGGCCCTATCTAACATCTTACTTTCATCTTTCGTTCGCGACCTCCAGATTATCCTCGAAGTATGTCTCCTTCATGTACTAGAACTAAATATACGGTACACTATCTTTCCAATGAAAGGTGAGACGGCGAGCTAGTTTAAATTAAAGTTATCTTACACATGAACCTTCTTAAACCTCAGCTGAACACCTAAGAGATTTAAGGAATTCACTTCCACCTTCTACCTGTCCGTGTTCAGTACAGAGCGGTACTTTCCTTCTACCTCAGATAACTTTAATATAGTGGGCCCTACCAGACTTGAACTGATAACCTACTGATTATGAGTCAGTTGCTCTAACCAATTGAGCTAAGGGCCCTAAAATAAGTACTGTTCTTCGTTTTGAGACTTAACATACTCTGATTCTCAGTTCTGATACCTCTCGGGAGCTTTAACGCGTATTAGGAAGATGAACCCTCATCGCTCGGCTTTCGCTTAGTACTTATGTGATTACATTAGAGCTAGAATTATTGCTGCAAGTGCAGCTACTATTAATAGTCCTACTCCTAATATTTGATTTCCATCAAAATCTTCTTCCATAACTTAATAGAAATTTAATAATTAAAAAGTTAAGGTGTGCTAACATGAGCTATTATTCAGCCTAGTACTGGGTCATGTTCTCTATACTACTATACACCAGTAGACTAACCTTCCTCCTTAACTCTACCTATTCCCACGCCTTCCAATGGGTAAACAATAACAGCCTGTATGCCTACAGGAGAATCTACACTTTACGATCATGTAGTTTAATTCAGGTTTGTGGGTATGAGCCACTCTATCTGGTATCGTTTAATCAACAAAATTCAACACTTGTGGAATCAAGTTTTAGTCGCGTTTTCTGCATAATACTTATTGCGTAAGCATTAGAGGCTCTGCTTTCTCCTAACGAATTCGTTTGAAAATAGGTAAAAAATAGAGCCTACACCTCCGATCAAAGAGATGTAGGCAATGTTTATCGTCCTTTTAGAACTTCATAGTTTTAGTATGGGTTCCTTCTCTTATATATGGTTTTTCCATATATTTAATAGAGAAAACTGTAACGTTCTATTACAGGGACTACACCTTTGGTGAAGCAGGTAGGATTTTCTGCCTAACGGCGATAAGTGCGGGGAAAGTATGCTGCATTGTGGCGAACCTTTCGGAACACACGTACATAAACAGGTTTACCTTCATTATCCTTTACAGGATTTCCCTCCTCATCGAGAAGAACTTCTTTGAAAGCCATCGTAATAGTCTTCATGTTCATTTTTGCCATCGTTTCTTTTTATTTAATGAATGATATTTTTATTCTAATTCCTTTTCAACTAAGTAATCAAAAACTTGTTCTAACTGTTCTTTAGTTAAATCGTTACACCGACTCACTTCAACTCCAAGAATAGAAGTAAGAGTTATGTCTTTATTACTATCAAGTGCATCAAGAACATAATAGAACATCCTTTCATTTACAACTGCACCACTTGCAAGTTGTTTACCTCTAAACTTTAACATATTCTTAAACATTATACTGTTAAATTAGAACAGAAGAGAGGAATCAAACCCCTATTTTAACCTTATCAGTGTTACGTTCTACCATTGAACTACTTCTGTTTGTTGGGAGGATTGCCGTAGGCTCCTCCCTAGCCTTAAAGAACTTAATTCGACATCTTATCTACAAGATCCGATACCATCTTAAGTCCCATCGCATCCATGGCAGCATTGCCATTACTAGTGTTTCCACCAGCCATAACAATTTTAGGAAGTTCCAGCTTCGATAAAGCTTCAGCTACACCAATCTTCGTTTGCATCTCAATCTCTGCCTTTTCCTTAGGACTAAGACCTGCACGTACTAATGCTGCCTGACGGAATGCTTCTGCATCACCTTCAGCCTTCACTTTCTTTGCATTTTCCATAGCTTCTTTAGCAGCAAGTGATGCTACTTCATAAGCCTGTTGAGCCTTAGTTACCTCGACTGCTTTTACTTTTTCCTGCTCCCACTTTGCAGTCATAGCAGCAGCTTTACCAAGCTCCTCTGCCTTAATTGCATCCTGTTGAGCAGCAGCGGCTTGCGCCTTTGCAGTCTGGATATCCATGTTTGCTTTCTGTTGCTGAGCAATCTGCTTCTTAACTGTTTCAGAATAGTCAATTTTAGAAACTGCTACCTGACCGATCTCTAAACCATAGTAGGCAAACGGCGAAGATTCACTACGTTTGTATCCACCAGCAGAGAGAGAATCGGGGATAAGAGTTGCAATATTAACCAGCTTTTTATCTCCTGAAATTGCATCCAGAATCTCAACTCGCTTTACAGAAGTTTTGTATACACCATTATTGAGCTGGTCAGTGATATACTCAATAAGGTCGTTCTTCTTTTCAGCATAAGATTCAAATGCAGACATCAGAGGACCAGACGCATAAATAACCTTGGTAACAGTAGGCCGAACGAGGTCATTAATAAGCCTATCCATACCGTTATAATCCGTCTGAATACGTGCTAGATACTTAGGATCAGTAGGGAGTTTAACTCGAAGTGAACCATACACCATACCATCCGACGCATCATTAAAGATCACGGGAATAGGACTTCCCATCTGTTGACCAGCATCGTTGTCAGATCCGAACCAGAGCTGCTGAGTCTTGTAATAGACCGTCGTCTTACCCCACCACTGCCAGTGGAAGCCAGGCGTCGTCCAATACTCCATGTTACCCGTAAGGGGGTACTGGTTGACCACAATAGTTTCGTTCTTCACATCCTCTCCAATCTTACCGAGAAACACAACGCAGAAAACTGCGAACACTGCCACGAAGACAGCAATAATCTTTTTTAAATTCATATGATTTTATAAAGTGATTAATGTTTTCTTTTGTTTTTAAAGCAATCTATTAATAATATCAATAAACAGATTACAAGAATTATAAATAGAGGCGCCATATATTTTCTACCTCTTAATAAAGTAATAGAAAGGTATAATAGCCTTCCATGTTATCTTACGATTAGTTATTTTCCATACATCTAACAGTTGAAAAACAACTGCAGTATAATAAAAAATAAATAAAAATTCTAAGAGAATAATTGCAAATCTAAAGAACCACATAGTTTAATCGTCATCTTGGAGTACTAGCAATACTAGAATTATTATTAATACTATTTCCATTAGGTTGATAAATTTTGATTGTTTGAGGGCGTACATCAATGATTAATGTATCACGACGATGTGTAAGATTACTATTAACTACCTTTTCTAAAGAATCTACCTTATATTCAAGATAGTTAATCTCTTTTGTAAACTTATCTGTCCAGTCTTCAGTAATTCTACCTTGAACTCCAAAAAAAGCAAAATTTACTATAAAGACAAAACCTATTATAATAAATATTGCAAGAGCTCGTAAACTTTTATTTTCCATAAACTAATACTGACAAGAACACTCAGGAGAATGAAGTAAAAATTTTTCTCCATAGTTTGTAATATACTTATGCCCATGATACATGAATTCATAGTATTCACAAACAAGACTTCCTCTTTGTGTATAAACTTTAAAGGAAGTTGCAGTAATCTTTTCTGGTTCTTTTTTCTGAGAATTGTTGTGGTCTACTTCACAACAAGATACTGCAAATACACATAATGCGAGTACAATGAGTAACTTTTTCATATTTTTACCATAATTATTTTCTTAAAAAAATAAAAGAGATAGACTGTACGTTTGGATCATCTAAAATGTGACCTCACAATGGTTACAACCCTACAGCTAGGTACTGTTGCCATATATTCTTTCGAATCTTCAGACTTTGCCACCTATCTCTATTATTTTCTAGGACCTATAACACCGATCAAAGTGTTATAGGTAAAAAGTGATAAACATTCCAGCTAGATAAATTCTAATTATGAGCTTATTGCACCAGCTCTTTAACCTTCGTATCATCCGTGTGCAACCTTCGATATTACTTGTACAGGCATGTTTATCAATAAGAGCAGATATTCATTTGGCTATCAATCATATGACCTCTCATATGCAATTGACTGCTACATCAAACATTCGTAGTTACAGCTACTAATAGTTTCTATTTTCCCAAACATCATTTAATCTGTACATTGCTTGACGTCTGTTTGCTCTTATAAACTACTAAGTGTAAGTTTCCTTGCGACAACTTAATCTTTTCGTTTTTCATTGTGACTACGGTAGGCTCCGCCCCTACTCTACTGACCTTCTCGGGCCAGTCTTTTACTGCATTCGTCTCTTAGTCAACCACCTTAAACATAGATCAAGCAGCCTACTGTCACTATGCACCTTCATCTACTCATAGGCTTGATCAGAAGGATTTAAAAAATTAGAGGTACTTACGTATGCAACTTCCCTCCGCCCGATACTAGGATCTCTTATGATCTGCTAGCCGTTGCAGCCTCTGCCAAGGCATCTCTGTTTTACTTAATCACTGGCAGGATCATAAGCTTATCAGATAGAGATTTTTGTAGAACTAAGCATCTACTCCCATTGTTATCAGTTATATAATATTTAACACATTCTATTAAAAATACCACTCTGTAACGCATGCCCTTGCAGTGGTATTAATTTCGTTATAATAAGCTGGCTTTCCCTATTAAAAGATCTCTAAACCTAAACTACAGAATTTAGAAGTAAAGTTATTCAATTAGAGATATCCTTGCTGTACCTTTTGTATTTACACATTTGTTAATCTGGGATAATATAACTCATGCTAACTAAATACTCATGGCCTCGACTCAAGTTATTCTACTCCTTCCCTCTAAACTTATAACGAGTGGACTCCCTTAGTAGACAAAGGACTCATCAATAGATTAACCACTTCTATTGACCTGCAGTTTAACTCTCCGAATCTCACGGAGTAATCCATGCAACTGTACATAGATCTTGTTCTTTTATTATACGACACAAGTCATCGTAGAAGAATTACAACTTCTTCAAATGGTTCACCCTAAATAATTACAGAACTTATTCCTTCAACACTAAACTGACAGACCATGTTGAAGTTAGGATACGGCTGGTTTTAATTATTCAGAATTGCCTTAACTCCCCTCAAATTCATTATAGGCTTATTATAATTGAATTATGGGTTTATCCATAATAGTTTAGGTTTGTGTTAACCCTCTTAAGTCCGTAGGCTATTTTTCTTGAGCTTCAATAGCATTATCATCGACAAATTCATCTACTAAAGATTGCCCAATATCATTCGTCTCAATATCTTCCATGCCTAAGCGTATTTAGTACAAGATATAATTGTTATTTTACTTGTAGAATAATTTTGTGCTTTTTGTATTGCTTCCTCATCAGAAGTTGCAATGACAAAAGCAAAACTTTGAACTGGTAAATTATCCTCGTCATAAAAATAATATTCTACACAATATTTACTCCCTACCATTTTTAGTTGTAATTTGAATGGCTCTATATACACTATAAATAATAAGAAGTGTATTGATAATGGGAGTCAATAAGATAATAAATTCTCCTGTCGTAAATAAGTTAAAAATTTGCGACTTGAAAAGTTCTCGATTTTTAAAGTATACTGCAATTATCATCATTACAATAACTACGAGAGTTACTTTATATATAAACCAAAACATAATTTTAATTTTTTAATCTTGGATGTGAAACGGGATTCGAACCCGCGACCTATAGCAATCCTACCACTCTACCAACTGAGCTATTCACATCTTTTCACTAACCTTCTTACTATATGTTTTACTGCAACAACATCATAATAGTATCCGTTAGCGTCCCAAATAGGTTGCAGCCTATTTTCGATCTTCTAACTTTTTAAGAACCTTCTTGAGTTCTCCTAAATTAAGGTTAGAAACTCCTGCATGTCCCTTTTGTGTTAGAAGTAATCCTTTTATTCCAAAAACTGCAGCAGTATTAATATAAATTTTATTTTCTGTATACAATCCTGGAACACTAATAGTTTCTTCACCCTTATTTCCCTGTTCCGCAAATTCTATAAGTTCCTTTACAGATAAAATTGCAGAACTCTTTCCATATCCTATTGCAAAATAAATAGGATTATCAAAACGATTATCTGTATTGATACTGAAATAATACAAAGTATCAGATTTTTCAACATCATAATACAGTTGACTGTATCCTGGACGTATTGACATTACCTTTTCAGGTTGTCGATTCCTTGATGTAACATTGAGTTGTGCAAAAACAGTATTAGCAATAAAAATTGCTAAAAGAAATAAAATAACTTTCTTCATATTTAAATATCACTAAATAAAAATCTGTATCTCTTATTTGGTCATTGATACAGTTCGAACTCTCAAGTATGCAAGTATTTCTATTGCTACCCCTTTATCATCCTTAGATGCCCTGTTGAACTTATCCGAGTTTCTATGAACTTAATCATATGCAGGGGTACATGGGAGAAATTTCACCAAATCTTTTACTGAAGCCTGAAAGCATACGTAATTTTATTCAGTTACCTGGGTTTCTACTTCTGCAGAAGTCTCTTCTTCCTTCTTCGGGAAGTGAGTAATCTCCTTTACAGTGATATTCCTCGTAATCTTATCCTTGATGTAGATTTTCTGAACACGAGTACGTGTTCGATAATCCTCACGTTTTGCAGCTTCGAGTGCCTGAATACGAAGCATGCGTCTTACCTGTCCAATCGTTGACATCTTCTTTCTTTGTTTTAGTTATAGATTCGAGATTTGAGTGTTGCAATCTCACGCTCCATGCGTGCGATTTCTTGATCGTAGGGAATAGTTTTTCCCGTAATCAAATTCCTTTTGTCTTCACCTGCTTTTTTGAAAGCTTCATACGTAACTTCCAGGCGAGCAAGAGCACCTTTGCGACGGACATTCAGTCCAGGTTTTCCACCCTTCATACTGTTAATTTATTTATTATTAATTATAGATACAACTTCCTACATTATTCTGTAAAGACTTTTTCGTATAAACAACAAGTCATTAACAAATCATACAATCTGTTAATGCAAATGTGAAGAACTTGATTTGTCTCTGTATTTACAACAAAGCCTTTAATTTGAACAATACGAAAAGGAATTCCTTTAATGAGTACAGCTTTATTAGAAGCTGTTGTAATACAAGAAATAATCATAGTTAATTAACCCATCTGATTTTTATACGAGGATTTTCCAAAGGATCATAAAAGATACTTCGAATCTGACCTTTGTAGTGATTCATTACTTCAATACAGTAGTTATCGAATACTTCAGCAGGAATCTTTTGCATACCTGCTTCTACTCGATAAATATTATCGAGTGAATCAAGTTCATGCATTACAGATATTGTAATCTGATTACGTTCGAACTCAGAAATAGGAGCTACTTTAGATACTTTTACTCCATCCTGAGGAAACTCTGTAATAGTTACTACTTGATCTTTAGGTTTAGAAACAAGTAATAAACAGGAAGTCAGAATAATTCCCATGAAGAGAATTAATCCTATAGCTTTACCTAAATTATTCATTTTCTTAAAGTTGTTATGGCGAGGCTGAGATAGTGACCATCACCGACCTACGTTCATACAAGGACGCTAGGCGACCCTTGTTAATCACACCTTCGAGTGGTAGTAGGCATAGAGTAAACTCTATTAACGTGCCGATTAACAAATAAAAACCAGAAATTATCGCAACAGAGCACTATATGCAAGTTCCCACTCCTTACGATTCTCAACGCTCGGAACCTGAAGATTACCGATACGTTTGAGATACGTTTGAATATTAGGAATCTTGTTCCAGACATGATAGAAAGCGAGAACAATGTCTCGTCGAAGGACGATCTTATTGTTCAACTTTTCTGCGATCTGAATGAGAGCAGCAGCTTTCTTACATGCTTCCATGTACTCTTCGTTAGAGATCTCTAAGAGACCGTTATTGAACTTTCTCGAAGAGTGCGAACCCTTGATCAGTTGAATAGCTGCCTTGAATTCGAACTCAGGGAAAGCTTTCGTGAAATCCTGGAGCTGCTGATAGCCATGAAGACCTTTTTCCAGATAAGCTTTCATGTAGTCAGTGATTACCCAGTTTGCATGTCCTGCATTGAACTTGATTGCGAGATTCAGAGGAGATGCATCCGAGTTGATAATAATCACTCGAATTGCAGTTTTGTTCTGCGGATACTTCTCTTTCAGCATACGAAATGCTGCGAGACGATTCTGACCATCGAGAACTTCACCGTCTGCAGAAACATAGATAGGCGGCATCCACTCTCCATCGAGAAAAGCTTTGAAGATTCGATTTACATGAGCTGTTCTCAGAGTACGATTCCCTGGAATGAACGAAAGATGTTTTACGTTTTCTACGAGATAACACTTCTCAAAGGGAGTACGACTCGAAAAAAGATCTTTAGACATAATTACAATTTTAGATATTGTTAAACTTAAAGGATTTTAAAAATCTCCAGGTCATGGCAACCACACTATCGCTCGCTGGATTAAAATCGTAGTTTTCATCTAACTAATGCCAACTGAAAAGTTATATGGAACTAGGTGTGTTATATAATCAAATGCAAACAGGGGTTTCTAAAAATGGATCTTAGTTAAGCTCAGAGAGGTAGCTCACTCTCACTAAGATCCAGCTACTAACTATGGAAAATACATATTATTCTTCAAGTTCATCAACTAACTTAAACTGAAGTGCAGTTTCGTAGTTCAACCATACGCCTTCTTCATTTTGTAAGTGCATGACTCTTTCAACTTGTTTTTCAGTTAAAGCTGACTTTCTTTTGAATATAGTTTTAAGTATTTTATTAGAAAATGCAAGATCTTCTTTAATAATACCTAAAAGTCTGAAAGTAATTGCATTACTTGTATTAATCCGAGGAGTATGAATAAGGATTTCTGCATCTTTATCCATATATCTCTTTTTTCCTGCTTGAGCAATAATAGTTGCTGCAGAAGCCACTTGACCATGACAAAAAGTAGTAACTGGAATGCTAAGAGAAAGAAGATAGAAGTAAATAGCTAAAGCTTGATATGTACTTCCTCCAAGTGAATTGATGTGAATAGTTAATTCACGAGGTTCGTGTTTGATTACTAACTTAGTAAGTTCTTCAAGTGTAGAGATGCGATTCTTTCGAATTCGCAACCATTTTCGGATACCTATAGTGCCTTCAAAATATACTTCCATTACTCTTTTAGTCAATTTTAGATTTCAATTTTATGTACTCGGTACGGGATTCGAACCCGTGATTTCAAGAATGAAAATCTTGCGTCCTAGGCCAACTAGACGAACCGAGCGAATCCGATTTTTATAGAGATCGGAAACTCTCTTTAAAATGAAAAAGTGCAATTACAGACATTTTAGTGGTATAGCTTCCGATCAAAGAAGCTATACCTAAACGACAGATTCCAAAGAGAGTTCTGCCTTCTCTCCAGCATGTAAAAACTTTAATAATAAAGAATTACAATTACTACTGTTACGGTTAATCAACATATAAGATTACGATCATCTGTCGTACTACAGTCAACATTACAGATCAATCTTACTAGCTAGGTAAGATAATAATTCTTATATGACCTCTAACTCGAGGGTTTTCTTCTTTTCTTGTCTATATAACTCACTCAACTTTCTAGACTAGCTAATCTGAAAGGCAGACATTACGAGCTAACTGGTTATTGTCTATAGATAAATTTCGTCCCTATTGAAAAGAAGTTTGGTAATTCTACCATTTTCCTTTGCTCCACATTTACGTATGTGAATCCACGCTATCCAGCAAATTCTCTATGTTACCATAGAGTCTCTATCCCTGTTAAACCGCTTGGTAGTTCGACACTTAACAGTCTTCCGCATCTCTTATATAGGCAATATTAATTGGATTACATCAATGTTGCTAGCATATATTAGAAATAACCGTAATTAACTTGCGTGCAATAGGACAAGTGCCTTCCTATTCAACACACCTAATTTCTTAGGCATTTTTATGTTTAATTTCTCCAAATAAATTATTATGAATAAAAAATAAATCCTACATATTCGGACCGTCTCTTGCTTTCATATTCTAGCTTGTTAGTGCAGGTGAGTTACTTCTGCAATTTGTTCACTCGAATTAAATCAGAGGAAATAAAATTAAACTAAGAACTTTTAAGCATTAAAGCTAGCCTACTGCGAATTTCATAATCTAGATTTATATATTTAGATAAAAAATGTCAAAAAGAAACAGTTTTAACAATAGAGGGTACTACCAATCCTGCTCACGCAGACATCTCTATTAACTATCCAATTCGGAATAAAATTCAACTTGGGGAGGAGGATTTATATTCACAAATTAGTCCTTAGACCTTATGTGTAGATAGACTGTTCCTGGCGTTTACGAGTTGTGCCAGGGTTGCTCGTTGTTAATGGTTCAGTCACGGCAAGATAGCCCCAAAGGTTCTCGCTATGAATTCATTAACTACAAAGAAAGGAGGTGGCTTACCAGCCAGTTTCGTATTTGATATGACACTCGTCGAGCCATTCCTGAGCTGCAGGAACAGAGATTTCGCCGATCACACGCTTTTTGTCTTGCATCATGCTGAGAAACCAGCCACGAGGAGTTTTGAAAAGCGTCTGAAACTTGTGTCTCGCATTTTCTTTCGGTGCGCGAAAAGCCTTATAGTTCGGCTTCTCTGCTTTGAGACATGCGAAATCTTTCTTTCGCATAGTTTTCTTAGAAATGAACATAATTACAATTTTAGATATTGTTAAACTTTATTTAAGAGTTTTAATGTCTAAAATAACTTTTTCAAGTGTTTCAATAACTTGATTTTTTATTTGAGACTGTTTGCATTCTTGAGATGCAATTTCTTGATCACTAGGTATTTCATTGAATTTTTCTTGGACTATTTTAAAATATTCCTCAAATTCTTCTTTTTTGAAATTATGCTTTTTACAAAGTCTTTTACAAAATTCTTCAGAGTCTTTGGTATGCAAGAATAAAATAAATTCTTGAACAAAAAGCTTAAAAATATTATTCTTACAGAGCATATTATTTAAAATTAAAATTTTGTTAGACTTTTATTAAAAAGATTCATATAATCTCATTGTACACTGGATAACTTAGAATCACTAACTAGAAAAAACTATTTTCCTAATCAAGTTTGAGAATCACTCTTATTATCTCATACATAAGGCTGATGAGGCACATATGCGACCTATGTAAGCTCTGCAGAACTCATAGGATTTTTTGTACCGAGAACGGGAGTCGAACCCGTACGGCCATTACTGACCAGGGGATTTTAAGTCCCCTGCGGCTGCCATTTCGCCATCTCGGCATCCAATATTTATTCCTTACGTTTTCATACTATAATAATTACAAGAGCAATTAAAAGAGATAAAAAATGCCATAATGAAGAAAATTAGTTGCGGAGTCAGGATTCGAACCTGAATCTCCTGGGTTATGCGTGGCCCAGGCTGGTTATCCAGTTACCATGCGCAATACACTCCGCGATATAGATTAATGTTTGAAACTCCAAGTTCCATTGTGATTTGGAAAAGATATCGCTTCCACAATTCATTAAATAATTATTACTACCGTCTTGAGCAATAATATAACTCATAATGTACTCACTTCCTTTGTGACAGTCAGTTAAGGAATATATACATTACTTGTCGACCTACTGTACTTCGCTCCCTTACACTATTCGACGAGTGTGAAAAGCCAATTTCGGGTCTTATTTATACTCGTTTAAACCCTACTTACATTAGGTAAACTAATCATAATAAATCCAGACATTAGTTTCTGGTAATCATCAGCAGGATTTCGAGTTTATGTATGTTTAAAGTTTGAAACTTTGAATTGTCAAATTATAAAATAACTAATATTACCAAAAGCGATTGTTTAAACTTCAAAATAGTAATTGAAATTATTATTATTGAAGAGTAACTTTCTGAATGTGAGAATAATAGATATTTTACATGAAGGAAGTTGGTCTGACAAATTGACAGTTTTAAAAAGAGTAGAGGATGAGTAAAAGGGTGATAATCAACGACTTACACCGATCACTTCACCCTCTACTTCAGTCACAACATGACATTTTGTCAGGTGTTTCTGTCATTTTGTCATGTCAATATGTCAAAGAACTATTATTACTATGCAATCGCAGTTAATCTCGGTTAAGATATATAGTTAAAGCGATCGCGGCAATTACTACAGCTGCCCAAGGACCACAAGCCATGACTATTACTGTAGCAATCCATCCAAGCATAATCAAGCCAAAGATTATACCGAGTATTACTTTAATTGCATCCATAATCTTTAATAAAAATGTGGGAAGAGCTCATCACTTCTCTTCCCACGGTCACTAATCATCTAAACTCATCAAATCATCACTAGGGCCTATAAGTCCGATCAAAGACTTATAGACAATGGACACATCGTACAATGTACCACATGTCATACCGTCCTTTTTCAAGGACTCAGAAACTTTCTGGATTACTATATCAGCTATCTGCATTAGCTATATATATTCTACCCATATTAGTTTCTAAACAGTTAAGAGGCCGTACTCACGACCCCTTAACTGTAATTTGGCCGTTACGCATACTCAAGGACGGGTACGTCACGTTCCGTCAGTTCATCGGTCATGACACCGTTATCGAACTTACGAACCTTGATCTTCGTCATCTCCTTGCACGTCAGCTTCTTACCGCAGAGTTTAGCTACACGAGCATAATCGCTTGCTTCATTCTGCAATGCCTGACATACAGGACCGACGAACTTGCCCTGATAATCCATGCGACGAAGTGCCGCTACCGAGAAATACCCGAACTCTCCGTTTCGTTTCACTACGATCAGTGTTTCAACTGCATCACTGTTCGGACGAACGGTGCGAGTAAAGGGTTTGATGTCAGCTTCCGTATCAGGAAATTCGATAACTTCGTTCGGTGCAATACCGTAAGTTACGATACCTACACCTTTCTCCTTCAGAAATTCAGGAGATACTTCAGCGACTACACGTCCACCAGGAGCTGCAATCTTCGGCAGATTTTTTACTTCAGAAATCTTCATGTTTTATAAATAAATTAAATTAAACTTCTATGTACTACAATCACGTTTATTTTATACTTGTGATGTACTACGAACTTGTCGGGAGCTTTGGTACCTGTTGGTGGCTTTGGTTGATGGAAAAAAGAAGGAGAGCAGGGATTGCTCCCCACTCTCCAATTATTATGCCAGCTCCTCGAATAACGAGACTGGTTTGAGGTCGAACTCTCCCTCAAGCTTCTTACGGTCCTTGTTGAACCGCTGGAACTTAAAGGACTGGTTCTCCGTGACTTTGAGTCGTTTGCCTGCGAGGAGTTGGGTGACCTCCAACGCATCACCGCAGGTGAGTATGCGCAGATTGAGGTCGTGTTTCTCGCGAATGGCCTCCATGTAGTCCGTGCGACCTTCAGGTGCGATTTGACAACCGCGCTGAAACGTGCTGAGCGGGAACCAGCGCCACACTCCGTTGATGCAGCAAAGGATCATGAGACCCCGAACGGTAATCTCCTCACCGTCTTTGTTGACGGTCTTAAATTCCTTCCCCTGCTTGATGAGCTGGATATCGAAGTCCTCAAACTCGACCGTATCACCCTTCAACAGCAAGTTCTGGGTAAAAATAGTCTTCGACTTCAAGATCTCGACAGTTACGTCATCGAATCCCCTGTTGACTGCATCCTGCAGCATTTCGGCCCTCTTGGCGCCTTTTAATTGTTTCATAAACGTGATGAGTTAAAGATGAATGATTAGTTAGTGATTCGCTACCTTTCAGTAGCTTTTGTTATTTGACCAGTGCTCGAAGTGCTTGTAGCTTAGCTTCGAGTCCTGCAATGTACATCTCAACAATTACATTGAGCGGAGTAGTAACAGTCGATAAAGCTTTTACAGTGTTATGAGAAATAGCTTCGATAGAAGCTATTTCATCTGCAACACGTTGGGTTCTGTCATCCATAGCAAAAGCTATTAAAGAAAGGGCTCAAAGCCCTTTCTTGATTACACCTGCCCACATATCGCGAGCAACATCCATGAGTGCACGGTCTTCTTCCGTGACCTTGTCGACGTTCTGCAGCTTGAGCGGCTCCTGATAAGTGTAACGAGGTCGAGCAGTGCCACAATTGTGAACATCCGACATAGATTCTGCTTCGATGAGCAGGTTGTGAAAAACAGTCTGTACCATGGTTTGATAGTTTGATGAGTTTCCGAGAAGCACTATTGCTATCTAAATAATATTCAGATATTTTGGTAAAAAGAAAAAAAAATCTATCTCGGATTTCTCCGAGATAGATTGAGGTGGTTAGCGTTTCCACACGACCTTGCCAGTGTTCCACTCGCGGATGTCGAATGTTACACTCGTAGAGTCTTCATACGCTTTCTTGCGCGCGATGACATAGTCGTCATGGTTGTAGCTGCCGTTCTTTCCAGCATTGGCGTCTTCCTCGGTCTTGTACCAGCGAGTTTCGGTTCGTGTGTAGTTGATAGAGCAACAAACCGTTCCTTCGAGCAGATTTACGGTAGGCTCGCCCATGAACGAGAGGTTGGTGTAGTTGCTGCTGTTGCAGGTCAGTTCAACCTGGTCTACAGGACGAACCGTGAGTTCTGCAGTGCCAGTGAGGATGGCAAGCGCGTTCTCTCGAGTCTCTTCAGGATGAGCCTGAATGAGAGCTGCTATGTGCTCAGTGAGCTCAGCAGGGTTTGCAGACGAAATGGAAGTAGCGACGATCGATTTGATAAGTGCGATGTTTTTCATAATGGTATTAGATGAAAAAGTTTAACATATAGACAGTTCAGATGCTTTGGTTTCTAAAAATAGAACTTTTGTCAGAAATATTTTACTCGAAAAAATTTCGATTTTCCATCTGAAACCCCCAGGGGGAGTTTTAATAGAGTATCCATATGTGTATACAATATATACAATATTCGTATGTATACATGATATCCATACACAAATCTCTTTTTCTAAACTCAATGGGGGGGGGTTGTTTAAACAACCCAACAGGTATATAGATCTGTTCGAGCGCCTCCGCGAAGCGAGAACATATATAGATAGGTATCTCCCAGGGCATATAAGTGTATCTCCCAGGGTACTTTTTTAAAATAGGTGTATCAAAAACGACACCTTAGTGTATCTCCCAGGGCTATTTTTAAATTGAATATACTATATCAAATTCTTATACACTTTAAATAAATATTGGTATAAATATTTGGTAATATTAAATAAATGTTATATCTTTGTAATATTAAAAATATTAATTTATGGATAATAAAGTACAACACATTCAAGTCCCTCATGATTTGGGGGTTGCAAAAGAAATTAAAATGAATCCTACTGATTATCTCATTTATGGTTATATGAGAAAAAATATGGATAAAGATACATTCCAAACTTTTGTTTCACTAAGAACTCTTGCAGAATTAGCAAGAGTATCTATTAATACAGTGCAAAGTAGTATTAAAAAACTAAATGCAGCAGGTGAAATTAAAATTCTAGAAAAGAAAAAAGGTAGGAGTAATATTTATGAGATTCAAAAATCTGGAAGATATTTTGAAAGATTTACTTATGAGTTTATGGATGCAGAAAATACTACTCCTGAAGAAAAAGGAGTTCTATTAGCAATGCAACAATACACTAGTACTAACGATGGACAATTTGCTATTACAACTAAAACTAATAAAGAACTAGCAGCAAAAATGGATATGAGTACTAAAGTGTTAACTAGAGTATTTAGACAATTAGAAGATAAAGGTATTTTAATTACAAGTAGAACATCTGCTTTAGATAAAATATCAGGATTACGTAAATCAGCTAAGCTTATTGATTTATCTTTAGTATGTCAAGCAATATTATTTGTAAATCAAAAAGTAGATCAACATTCAGAACAAATTGAAAAACATTCAGAAGATATTAAAAATCTACGTAAAGAAATTATGAAATTAAAACAAGAAAACGAAAAACTTCTAAGTAGATTAAATACTAATTCTGATTTTAATTTTGCATAATATGGATACAACAAATATGACTATAACAGATAAGACTACAGCAGATTTGTCGGGTACTATTTCATTTCCTGGAAGTATAATTAATACAACACCTAATCCATATATAGGTATGGTAAGTACTATAGGGGTAGCGAGTGCTATGGCAAACTCAGTAGGTACTACAGTAACTAATCTAAAAAATGAATTAGAACAAAGAATCGCAGCTTTAGAAAGCGTAACAAGTTATTTATTATCTAAAGTTTCTGAATTAGAAAATAAAGTAGATAATTTAACATCTAGAATTTCTGAATTAGAGAATCTAAATCGTTGTAAATTAGATCCAGAAATAGGTGCTGTAATTTGTGATTTATAAAAATAATGTATATATTTGCAAAATAATATAAAACAATTATTATGAACGATATCACATACAGACCATTCATACGAGATAGTGCTTTAGGAGATATTAATATTCAAATTCCAAATCTTGAAATACCTGTATATAAACCCAGATATTCTCAACCTTTAGAAGATGACACAGAGACAGAAGTACAATCTCAAGTAGAAGAGATAAGAAATCCAGAACCAATAGTTCAAGAAACTACAGTTCATAAATTCAATTCTAAAAAGGATTTCAAAGATACAATGCTTCCTATTTATGAAAGATTATTAAAATCAAAAGGTTTAAATCCTGCATTTGCTAAATCATTAGTAGCACAAGATGGATTAGAATCAGCTTGAGGTTCTAAACCTGCAGGATCATATAATTTTGGAGGTATTAAAGGAAAAGGAACAACTAAACGAACTAGAGAAGTTATTAACGGGAAAGATGTTTATATAAATGATCAATTTAGAAATTTCAAATCACTTGAAGATTATGCAAATTTTAAAATTGATCTATTAAATAATAAACGTTATAAAGCATTCTCTGGAGATATAAAAGAGTTTGCAAATAGAGTTCATAGAGGAGGATATGCTACTGATCCAAGATATGCAAATATTTTAAATCAAGTTATAGCTTCTGCTAAACACGGAGGAGTGTTAAAATTTCAACAAGGAGGAATTCAAGAAGGAAAACAATGGCTTGAAGATTGATATAAATCACGTAAAGGTTTAGTAAAACAAAATGTTAAACAAGTTCTACCAATTCCTCTCCCTGTAACTGAATCTTTAGTATTTAATGCACTTAAAAGAAACTTAGATCTTACTAGAGCAAAGATAAATCCTAGTAAAGTTCCTGATAATGCTTCAGGAGTTTATTATCCGTTTGGTAGAAGAATATTTTTAACAGATGGATCAACTAGTACTGCAATTCATGAATGAACTCATAGTAGTTTACCTGATGCACAAGAGAAAGTAATTAAGAAGTATCAAGATAATTTCGGAGATACAATTTATGATAATAAAACAATTGCTCCCGATGAATATTTAGATAATCCTCAAGAAATTTATGCTAGATTAATGCAGTTAAGATATAGTATTAATGCAGATCCTAATCATAAATTTACTAAAGAAGAAATACAAAATATTAAGAAGGAACATTTAGATCATTATACTCTTACAAATAGACTTAAAAACTCAGAAGGTAAAGGTAGTTTTTCAGTATCACAATTTGATAAAAATGGAAAGATAATTCAATCAGAACCATTTAATCCTGAATATAAAATTGTACCTGAAGAATCTACAGCTACTCCACATTATAATAAAGAAAATACATATAATTTATTGAATAGATATAGTGATGATTTCTTACTTTATTTATTTAATAATGTAGCTCAAGCGCCTACTAAAAAGAAAGATACTACATTATATGCTCAGTTGGGGTTAAAAATACCTAAGTATCAAGAACCATCTGGGAAATTAATGAATCGCTCTACACGTATATGAATGCAAGATAAAAACGGAGAATATGCATGAGCTAAAAGAAATAATGTTTCTAGACCTGAATTTTGAGATAGGTTAAGAGATGAAAATAAGGAATCTATTGTAGATTGAGAGAATCCTAACTCTATAGCTACGCATAAACTTGGATATGGAGAAATAGATAATAAAATTATTATCTATCCAGAAGTTCAGAAAGTTAATGAAAAACTAATAGATTATACAAGACCTCCTTATTCGCATAATGCAGGAATCATTAATGCATACGAGACAGGCAATTATGTGACAGCTCCTAATGAAAAACTTGCTGAAAATTTTACAACTACATACAAACAGAAATATCCTGGATTTATAGAACATGATGTTTTCGAGGATGAAGTAAGTAGAGATGTATATAATTCAAAAAGCGATAAAATAAATTATGTATATAATAAACTTCTTGCAAACGGATATACTAGAATGCAAGCTTCAGCTATTTTAGGTTCGTTGTTTATTGAAGGGCAGCTAGATGAAAATAAAAAAGAGACTGGGGGAAATGGATATGGTCTTCTGCAATGAACAGATTCTACACGTAAAAATAATCTAAAAGAGTTTAAGTCTTCTACTGCAAAAAATGAATTTGAAAGACAAGTAGATTTTTTGATTCACGAATTGAAAAATCCTGATGTATGGCTAGGGCAAAGAAAATTAGATGAATTTTTAAATGCGGAGGATATAGATAGTGCAACAGAAATATTAGCAAAGAGATTCTGCCGTCCAAGAACAGGAAGCGAAAAGATGGACGCTAGGAAAGAAGTTGCAAGATTTTATGTGAATCAACAGCCTAGGTACAGCTTAACAGATAAATATATATATGGACAATAAGTTATATGATAAAGTAATAACAAAACTGCAAGATAAAGATACTCCAAAAATTGAATTAAAAGATTATGGTTTTTATAAAAATGCAGCTGTAACTTTTATTAAAGATTCAAAAGTATATTATGCAGTTTTAAATAATGGATCTAATGGTAGTGAAAACTCTATATTAAATCCAATGAAAGAAGTAGTTTCAATTATGGAACTATTAAAACAGGAACATCAAGAAATAGATGATGCCACAATTTGTGATGTTATAATTGATATTCCAGATGACGTTTATACTTGAATATTTCTAATATATTTAAAATAAACTGATAAATACATAAATATATACATACATGTTTACATTAAGAAAAATTACACAAACAGGTGTTGAAATGAATTTTAATTTAGGAGATTCATATACACTAGTTACAAAAGAAAATTCTCCAGAAGAATTTGAAAAAGGTTTAAAAGAACATCCGTTCTATGGAGATATTTATGCTTTTGTATCTTGAAATAATGAAATATTACCATTATATAAAAATCAGAAAAATTATATAGTTTCTGAAAGTGGTAAAACATATGATAATTTAACATATAAATAAAATGAAAACAATGACTTGGAAAACAAAATTAATTATTGCCGCAATTATAATTGCTTTAGTATTGGCAGGTTGTGGTATTGTATCAGCAATGAGCTTTAGTAGTCTATTACTTGCAGTTGTAAGTTTAGCTGTAGGTGTAGGTTGTGGCTGGTATGCAAAGAATGTTTATGATAAGTATTTCAAAGATAAGTAATGAAAATATATAAAATATTCTACATATTAGGATTAATGTTTATGGCATTATTCTTTTTAAGTACGCTAAACTCAGCAGTGCCTTTATATGCATTGCTGAGTTTAGTATCCTTTATAATTAGTGGAAAATATTATAAAGAAGATGATTAAACAGTTTATATCACAAAATATCACTGGGGGGGGTACTACTATAAGTTATGTAATAGGAGCAACTCTTTTTAGTAAAGGAGTATCAGAATTAGTATACGTTGATGAAACTAATGCGCATCACCTTTTAAAGAGATGAAATAATGAGTTAATAATGAATTTTACAATTGAAGTTCCAAAAAATATATTAACTTCTAGTTGAGGTCTTCAATTAAAGTGGATAAATCCTGATTATAATGATGATTATAAGAGTTTTGTTCAATCTTCTGTATATATGGATGGAACAGACATTACATATTATGCTTATATTGAATCAGGCACTGCATCTGATCCACATATTAATTTTAATGTTTTAACGGATGTTGGAGTTATTAGAAAAAATCTAACTATTACAATTAATCAACTTCCTATCAATGTATTCTATTTAACTTATAATTCTATTAATAAGCCAGTTAGTACATATGTTAATTTCAACCTTAATTCTAGTCTAGGTGTTACCGAATCAACAACCTGTAAACTAACTTATGGAGCTGAAGGTGCAACTACTATAAAAACTGTAACATTACCAGCTGGAGAAAATATAGTAAGAGAACAAACTGGAACATTTTTTGCTACAGCTCCATTAAATATGTATATTACTCCAAAAGAGTCTTCTAATATATTAAATAGACAGAATCTTTATTCTGGATTTGTTTGTATGAATTTTGATGACGCTTACTTATATAATTCTACACCAGATGAACTTTTAAGTTGAAAAGAGGTTCAAACTAATTTCTGAAATAATACTATAAGTAAAACTAAAGTTACATTAACTTTAACAACTACTGATGGAGATATTGTAAGTGCTCTTACGATGTTATCTATAGATGGTAAAACTTTAATGTTCTTCTTTGATCCTAGAAGTAATATATATAACCAAGCAGTTGAATCTATGACTTTTAAAGACGAATATTTAGGGTATAATCTTAGATATGAATTCCCAAGTAGCACTTCTGCCTGAACGACCCAGATACAATTAAATGGACAATTTATAGGCCTAACAAATATTGGAACCTTAGAACCTGTTCCATTTAGGGGAAAATATAAAATATAATAAAAAAGGAACCCAATTGGGTTCCTTTTGTTTTAAGTTCTCATTTCTACACTAAATACTTCGAAATTAATCTCTACGTTTTCTCATTTTGGAAGACTGACTGCAGTTACAAATCCTCATGAAGAAGACATAACTAGATGACAATCAACATCATTGTGTGTTTCTATTTCGTTTGTATCTATATTTCTTATTGTAACATTAACTCTTCCTATATTATCCATTCCAAGTACTTCTATACCATCCTTCTATACCACATATTGCAATAAATATAAAATAGGTCAGTTCTGGGTTTATTAATATAGGATCTTCTTCCTCTTTCGCTAAATAATAGTTTGCATTTTGTCCTCAAGATTGATATACTTGTGGTGGATAAGATACAGGTAAGAAATCAGAATACATTCCTTCATTTAAGGATAGTTCTTCAGAAATAGCTCCTCCATCTTGTGTTATTAAGTATAATTTTGCTTCTTATGTATTTGGGAATGCAGTTAAAGTTCCTTCGTATCCACTATTTCTTTGTTACAATAAATGTAGCACCAACAGAATATACTGTAGCATCATTAAGAGTAGCTATATCTTGTGCAAATAGTTTAGTATTATTTCCAAGATCTTCTGATTCTGTAAATATCATAAAGAACCCTTCATTTGAATAATTCATAAGGTTCTGCATACATGTATAAGAGCTTGCATTACTAATTACAAAATGACATGTAGAAGAACCTGCTCTTATCATTAGGTCAGACTCACCTATTCATTGATTCCAATCTGCAGGCATTATAACACATTCTTCTGAATATTTATTTCCCAGCATAAAAGTAAATGATGCAAATGCTGCTAAAGAAGAATTCTTTGGATTTCCACTAAGGCCATTAGTGCCATTAAATAAATCTACAGGAGTATCTAATTCTTGTATAACAGAGTCTCCTGTAAAAAGAAAATTTCTAAATTCAGAATCAGGAAATTCTGTTATATTAAAAGCAATCGGATATCCAAAAATGCCTCAACTTCTTTGAATCTCTTCTATAACATTAACATTATAAGGTGCTGCAACTGCAGTTAATGTATTATAATTTCCTGAAGAATCTAAATCTGTAGGTTTTGCTAATTGTAATATGGCATGGAACTCATCATTACCCTCATGATACGTGCAGGTAGCTACTAACACTATACTTTCAGGAAATGGTGCTAATTTAATCTTGTTTATATTTTGTGATATAAATGTTTTCATTTTCTTTTATTTTTGTTTCTTGTTCAAATTCAAGAATTTTACTATAAAACTCAAAAAAGAATTCTTCGAGTGTTATCTTGGAATTCCTTTTTGCATTTTCTAATAAATCATTCATAGTTATTACCGTTTAGGAACTCCTCCAAACTTATCAGCTTGATTTTCTGGCCAAACTGAATAATAACTTTTAGCTCTAAGTTTAGCACTAATTCTTCTAAGACCTACTCAGCAAATACTGCATAAACCAGGGCCAGGTAAATAAAGCCATCCTCATCTAATACTCTGTCTTGTGTGGCCTCATTCATGATCTTTAATGCTGTTTCTATTATATTTTCTAGCAGATTCACCCATTAGAATATATAATCCTAATGAAATACCTCCAGGAAAGTCGCCAGCATAAATTGGAATTTGTTTGTATGTTTCTTTATACTCTACATTATAGAGTTTGGTTAAGATGAGACCTAGGAGACACTGTGGGAACTCCCAGATCCATCTTAATAGTTTAATATATCATTTCATATGTTATGCTTTAAAAAAGTATAGTTTTTTCCCATGTGTATTTGGAGAAATATCAATGTGTAATCAAGAGATTTCACCTTTATTGTCTCATTTTTCTACTCGTATAGGATATCTAAGTTTATCTTGATTATTTTCGAGAATTTCTCTCATCTCTTTAGCAGTTAATTTAGTTGATATTAAATCAAACGCTTGACCTTTGCAATTTCCAATAATTGCGATTTTGCCATTTCTTCGAGTTATAATAGTCTCATTACGGTTACTAACACATCAAACATATCCAGAAAATTGTTTTTTAGATCAATCCTTTTCGTTAATTCTAGTTTCAGACCTATTTAAGTGGATATATAAATGATGTATTTCACGAATTGTAGTTTCAATATTATTACATATTACTTTCTGATTTGTAAACGATCTTTTAATACATCGCATTCCTGCAAGTATACTCATTTTTTGCAGCATATCGATATTATGTTCGTCTGTAGAGTATATGGTCATGCAGTTACAATTAGTTCGTTTATCAATTGTTCCATCAAATTTAGCATATGTAATTAATAATTCCTTCAATATATAAGAGGGAAGTTCTAATACAGTATTAGGTATTTTCTTATTCTTTCCAATTATATCTAAAACCGACTTTGTGACTTTCGTTACTGGAAGTATATATTGCCAACAATAATAAGGATCGCCATTTGATAAATAATAACTAATAACTTTAGTTTTACTATAAGATAGATTAAGATTATATAGAATGTTTTCCAATTCATTAATATCTCTTTCTTTAACCAACTTAAATACAAAATTATTATATTTTCTAATATTTTTTTTAGAAATTGAACCATCAGCAATAACTGCCATTGCTAATCGCCAAATATTTAAATCAAAATCTTCACTAACACTTAAGTTATTAGCAGCATTCATTATTTCTCTACGTTTGCCAAATGAATCTTTTGCTAGTTCAAATCTATAAAACTCACGGTCTTTATAATTATTCTTCGCCTTAGTTAAAAGTCTATGCTGATCTGTTACAAAAATATCAATTAACTTATTTTGTATTTGAATTATTTCTCCGTCATATTTTTGAAAGAAATATTGTTGAATTGGCACTATTTCTATTCCATTCTTATCTATATTATAACTATATACTTTGTCATTTTGGATATCTATTGTATTATAAGTTTTTCAACCATGGTTTGTAAGTATTTCAGTATTTATATCTATACAATGGTAACTATTTTTAACTCCTACTCCACATCCAGGTTCTCTATAACCACTATAATTTCTAGATCCTCCTGCATATCAATTATTGCATATAAGAGGAACATTTAGAATTTCTCTAACATTCTCTAAAGCTTCAAGAGCTTTTGGATCTAGAAATTTTATAGCATCATCACCATATTGATTATATATTTTAGATGATACTAATTCTTTTACTTGAAAATATTTATTTGCTTGCATATTAATTAGTACATGGATTATATAAGCATGCTCATGCATGTCCTATAAAAATCTTATTTCTAATATAATTATCTTCAATTTTATCTAACATTGTATAAAGCTCTGAAATTTTATATAATCAATGCGATCCTTTATTTGAAGATTTTATAATTAAAGGAGTAAAGTTAAGTTCTTTAGATATAGAGGCCACTATTTTGTTTGCATTCTCAGAATATTCATCAGCATCATATAAACCATAAAAATCTTCATTTATAATAATATCTTTTAGCTGAGGTTTAATTCCAAAAACTTTAAACCGCTCTCACTCTATCTGAGATAAAAATCCAGAGGACAATCTTTTTGAAACAGTATCAATATATACTCTAGCGTAGTATTCTTCTGCAACTTTGATTATATCTGGCATAGTTTCTTTTAATGATTCAAATGAACCAAAAAATAAATCTTTACAGATTCTTTTTTGAGTAGAATGACCATCTTTCAATCTTGAAAGAATTATTACTCTTACATAATAATCTTTTTCAAAGTGAAGAATAGGTTTTAATATCTCTAAATTATTTATCATTATTGAAGGTATGTGTTAATATTATATATGAGATAATCTCCTACCAGACTTTCGTCTATATAATTTGAAGCTCCACTTACTGCAGTTTGTCCAGTTATAATAGGTATTCTTATCTGTTCAACTGCACTAAGTATAGTATCTATTTCCTCTACAAAATAATAAGAAGTTACTGCATAACTTACTCCCATATACATATTAGAAGCCATTCCATCTTTATCTACACATCTTAAATCAAGTTGAGGTCTTGTCATACTAGAAACTAAATCTGCACGTTTAGCTCAATTAGTTTGTAGTTTACTTATATATGGATTGCTATTTGCATTAAATTCTAAAGTCATAGGATTGTTTACTACTAATATTCCTGCACTTGAATTATATAAATCTGCTTTAAACATTCCTTGATAACTTCCAAACTGACTATTATCCATATAAAGATTAGTGTTTACTGCAATATATTCTCCTGATGTAGAAAACCTTGTGGGAGCTATATAATCGTATTTTGGATTAGGGTTACATATTTCAATAGTTGCAGAATTAAACGTCATACGTTCTAATGAAGATATTGGAAACAATAAGTTTACAGGTATAGCAAAATTCTTATGATCGAAACCAATACCTGTATCTTCTATTGTTCCCACAGATACAGTATAGTTTACAGGTAGTGGAGTATCAACTCCCAAATAAGTAAATGTTAAATTTACAGTTATTTTAAAATATTGTTCTTGATCATCATAATCTAAAGGATAATCAAATGAAACCCCAAATAAGTAATTAGTCGTGCGTAAGGGTTCAATATTTGAATCTGTAATTTTTGGAACTGTATAATTTGGGCCATAAAAATAAAAATAAGACTTATTTATTTTTTTACCCCCCCCCCTGTTTTGAAAGATAAATTGTTTTATCATTACTTTTTGTCTTTATAATTGCTTCACAAAACATATACAATTCTTCTATAGACATATCTGATTGCATTTGGTTTACTGCCATACAAACTAACTGAATATTTTCTTTTGTATATCCCAAATGAGGATTAATTTGATCTATAGATACATTAGTAAAGGTTCTTCCTTGATATAAATCAAAAGTCATAGGCAATTTGGAAATAGCACATAATCCTTTTTGTTGTTCTCAAATTGAATAAATATCTTTTAAAGTAAGATTAAAAGGAATATTATATTTAGTAGCTCTAGTTTTAGCTCCATGAAATCTACTTAATAAGATTGCATTTAATTTTTCTTCATTTGAATATTCTTTTCTTTTAGCTTTATTTTGCTCAGCTTTACATTTTGGACATCTAGTATCTCTATTATTTCTAATTTTAGTTCCTCCTTTTTTATGAAAAACTTCTTCTGGAAAGTACTTTCCACAAATGTGACATTTTAATAATCCATCTTTTCAGTTTTCTCTATAAAGTTGAGTTTCTTCGCAATTTTTACAAATTTCATGGCATCTCTTATTATCTTTAGGATAAGCAAATCATGTAAAATTACTTTTATTTTGCTCTAATGTTTTTCCACATTTTGGACATGTTACATATCTTTTAGGAAGTGCCATATTTAATGTTTAAATTTCTTAGCATTAATCGCAAACTGTGCTCTTCGTTTTTGAAGAGTAGTAGCATTAGGATTATTTAGAACAGATTTTGCATGTTCTTGTACACTTTGCCCTGCTTTACGAGCACTTGCACTAAATTTTCCTCGATTCTTCTTTTTAATATGGATCTTACTTCCATTCTTCATCATTTCAAGATAACCTAACATAATATTATCAAGATTACCTTTTTCATCTGCAGGTTTACTATATGCCTGCGCAATTTTGTTTAAAATTTCATCGTTATATTTCATAATTATAATATTAATAATTGAATATGCACATTATTTGTGCAAATATAGTTATTTATTTATTTAAATACA